GATCTTGACGAAGCGATACTGAGCCGTGGTCGCAGTCAAACCCGAACCGGCAATCACGCCGACCAGCTTTTTCTGCGTCCCTTCAAAGATTCCCATGTGATGATCTCCTTGTTGACGGGGCGCTTACTGCGCGTTCTCGCGGTACCGCTTCACGACCGACTGATTGGCCGGGTCCATCAGGACCGTATCGATCGCCTGCGCCTTGGTCATTGCGGCCCCGGCCTTGGCAACCAACTGAGCAGCCTTGGCTTCGATCTCGGCCCACGCGTCGCCCGACACCGTACCCGGCATCCCGGATCCGACATTGGCGAACTGCTGAGCGTCGGCCAGCTGGGTGTCGTTCGCCTTCATCATCGCCATCGTGCGCTCGAATGCCGCTGGCGAATCCGACTTCATCTTGCGGAAGATGGCGACGTCGGTGGCGAGATCGACTGCAATGTGCTTGAAGCTCTTGAGCATCGTCACCATCTCGGTGCTCTCGCGCTTCTCTACTTCGGCGGCGAGCGTGGTGTGCGCCTTGGCCAGTTCGGTGGCCAGCTCGATGTTGCGCTTCTCGATGTCGCTGAGGCGCTTGGCTACTGCGTCATCGACCGGCGCCCGTTTCGCCATGCACATCGCGCACTTGCACATCTCGTCGTCGGGGTCGTGTGCCTTGGCCATTTCATCGGGCAGACTGTCGGCGGCCTTGGTCAGTACCTCCAGCCCCTCTTTCCTCTTGGACTCGTCGGGCTCTCCGATCAGGCCCAGAGCACTTTTGATGATGTCCTTCAACTTCATTGATTTCTCCTTGGTTTGTGATGCTGACGCGATTCTACGCCGGGCCTTGGCTTTGACGTCTGCCGGAATGTCCGCTTGGTCAATACGGCCACGAGCCGCCGCCAAGTGGCCAGCATCGTGTATTGGCAGCTTGCGATGCTTTCCCTTGCTGTCGGTCCACACTGCCGCGAACGCAGAGTCGGGCAGCTTGTCGCGCTGTTCGCTGTTCAGGTTCGCCTTCTCGTAGTCGCTTTCCCAGTCGGTGGAATCGACGTGTACGGCGCCCAGACTGTCCGACTTGGCGGCGGCAGCCTTGAACAGCATGATGTGGGCGCCGTCGCCGGTCTGCTTATCGAAGTTGGCACCCCGATCCACCAGTGCCACACGCTTGATCCTGAGGTTGCGCAAGATACCGGGCTTCATTTGTGCTCCGCTCGATAATAGCGGTGGGTCGCATTGTCAGGCGAGACGCGGCTGTATACTTCGACAATCTCGTAGTTGCTATCATCGAGGTCACCCTCGAACTCAGTGGTGTCGGCGTACCAGCACGATACGTCGCCGTGCTCACCACCCGGCATTATGTCCACGACCAGTTCGTGCGCCATCTGGCGGAAGGTTGACAGATATTGCCTGCGTTCCGACCGGCCGATATGGGTGAACACTGACAGGCAACAAACGGTGTCGAAGGTCCCCTTGAGGTCGTATGGGCCATCGATCAGGTACACATTCAGACCCCGATGCTGGCAATACGAGATGGCGTCGATGGCGATATCAACCCCGGTATAGTCAAGGCACATCGATGACAGGCGGCCGGTACCGCAACCGACGTCCAGCACCCGGTACAGGGCCGGGATGCCCAGATTGTCAAACACATCCCGGAGGTCGCTGCAGTCCATCACCGAGGCCGCGCCGGTTATCATTGGCACATTATCCACGCCTCGATTCCAGTACCGGGCGTGGTTCACAACTCTTCCCTGTCCGCCTCGCCAGCAATGGAGAACATTTGCAGTTCGCCCGACTTGACCTTGGCGTAAGTGCCCTCATCCAGTTTGTACCCCACCCACCACCGGCAAGGGAACAAGCGCTTAAGCACCATCAGGTCGGCCTGGTTGATTTCGCCGGTTGCTGGGTCAGTGGCGAACTTCTCCAGCTTCTCGGGCGTAAACAGCATCGATTCCACGATGGTACCGACCGGGCCACCTGCGTGCATCTCGTCGGCTTCGCGCGACTTCAGCACATATTCGTACGCCGCATCTTCCAGTTCCTTGGGCGGGATGGAGTCGGCTTGCAGATCGAAGAACTCTACGCCACCGGCTCCAGTGGAGGTGGATTTGGACACGCTCACGTTGGCGAATCCGAACACAAGGCGTTCGGAATCCACCAGCTTGGATATATGGAAGGGCACGTGCGTATTAGATCACAAAAGGAGGTGTACCGGCGCAGCGCATGTAATCAGATGTTAATGGTATCCCCGGAAAGAACACTACACAACGGTATATTCCGGTCGTCCGCCTACCGCCATCACGCGCTCACTTCGCATGCGCACAATTTCACTGCGTGGTATTCTAATTAGCACCGGCCCCACACGGTACGCCTTTATGTACCCATGGTTTATCCACCGTCTAATAGTCATTGTGCACACGTCTAGAATCTCAGCTGTCTGCCGTACACTTACCGCTTCAGGTACGCGTGGCATTGGTCTACTTCAGCTTGACTGATTCCAAGTCAGCGTCAGTGATCCCACCATCGATGTCGCTATCCGTAATCACGATTCCATGCCCTTCGGCCGCAGCCTTGAGGTGTTTAGGCACCAGCAGCGGACTACCGACGCCGCCGCTGTGCTTGCGGATGCTGCGCAGCCTGTCCAACAGGCTTTTGGTCTGGTCTAGCTCGATTCTCTTCGCCAATACCAGATCCGGGTTTGGTCCCAGGTTCTCCATTTGTGGCCCCCACTAACTTGGGTTCGATCAGTTTGACTGCCATCGACGGTCGTATTCGCTTCATCTTGCGGGGGCCAACCAGTTCGTATGGGATCGCCCCCATCCTGATCCATCGCCGTACTTCGCTGGTATCAACCTGATAGACGGCGGCAAATGCGCTGACTGTCAGCAATTCATCGTCCATCAGTTCACCTTGTCGATCGACAGCTCGTACTGGGCCAGCCGATCAACCAGCTGCCGGATCGTGTACGCCGCATTCAGCAGCAGCAGCCGGTCTTTCTTGATCGTCTTGCGCCGCATCGCTCGCCGCTGCAGCATCACTATCATATCCGAGGTGGTGATAACGATCTGGTTGCCGGAGTCGTGATCGGGTAGTTCGTCCATGCCTGCCCCCTACGTCGTTGTCAGCACATCGGGTGTGCCGGTGGTGGTTTCCTCTGGCATCACTGGGCCACTGCGACGATTACGGCCTGAGGTATTGTCGCCCACGACCTCCAGGTCCTTTTCCCCGGGCTTACCTTGGGGCTTGACCGGCGCACTGACCTTGCCAGCCGCCCCCGGTAGAGGCAACGTCAGTGTGCCGTCCACACCTTCACTAGGCAACTTTGCAGCCTCCATGATGGCCTTTTGTGCCTCAACACTGGCGAGCGGGTTGAATCCGGTTCCGGCGATCTTGCTGATAAACTCGCCCAATTCCTGGATGTTAATGCTCTCCACGTCGCCATGTTGTAGTGTCGGTGATAGATCGAGCGGGATGCCATTGTACCGGAGCAGCGTCGGTACTGCCTTCCGGTCGATAATGGCGCAGACATTGTCGATGAAACTGGATAGAGCAGCGGTGAACAGCGAGATCTTGGTAGCGGCCAGTGCCTTGGAGCCGACCGCTTCGTGACCGAGCATGATGAAGTCGGCCATCATCGACATCGCGATCCGCTGATCGTAGCGGCCGATGATCGAGTTGGTATCGAAGCTGCGGCGGGAGCCGGTGGACAACAGCTTGAACTCCGCCCACCACGGCATTACGATCCCTTCCTGCTCGTCGCGTCGCACCGACCGGACGATCCGCTTCATCTCCGACAACATGTTAACCATGTTGACGTCGTTGGGATTCCAGATGTCGGGCACCATCTGAGCCTTGGAGGCATCGGGCGGCACAATCTGGATCATCGGGTAACCGGCGAGGTCGCGCTCGATACCAATCCCCTCAAACACCTGCAGGTTCTTTTTCATGTAGTAGCTGGGCCACGCGTTGCGCAGCATCGACCGGCCTTCGGGGTTACCCTTGCTGACCTGAGTCCGGAAGTGGAGGCACTTCGACATTGGCACGCGCCGAATCCGATAATCGGGCGGGGCCATCTGCTGCATCACCGTCGGGTTCGAGTCTTCATCGAACTCCCACTGGAACAATGTCTCCTGCGATCTCAGGCCCCAGCTGCGGAATCCGATCTTGCCGTCGTCGAACCTGCTGGGAGAAAACTCCGGCGCCGGTATACCGACATTGTTGGGAGTGTTGTTGCCAAGGGTATCGGGCAGGGAGAAATCGACCGGCCCATACCCCAGCCGTTTCTTCATTCTCATCTCGATCAGCGCCCAACCGAATGGTAGCATGGTCAGGATCTCCGACATGGTGTCGGGCCACGATGTCTCCATGTCATCGAAAATGGCGCCGCCGACGAAATCGGCAACCTTTTTGGCCTCATTGGACTCGTTGGCAGGCTTGAAATTGAAGCTGACCTTGCGGCAGAGGTGGTTCGAAGCAAATAAGATAGCGCCAACAATCGGGTCATTGTCCATCAACTCCCGGTAGTTGCGCATCCCCTGCGGACCTTGCAGGTCCCGGAGGAACTCCTCATATACCCTTGATATCGCGCCGAACCGGGTGAGGCCGGAAATACCTTCGTAATTGAATCCGCGCGAGTCTATTACCTGTCCGGGGTCGGACCCAACTGCATCATCAGCCATTAGATTCGTCTCCAGATTGAGCCACCTACACTGCCCCAGACAGACTCGCTATCGATGCTATAGTCGCCGCCGTTGAATCCGAACCACTTGCTATCCTGGGTGGTCATGGTCGGCACGCCCTCGATGGTGCCGTCACCACCAATGAACAACAGTGCTTGGGACGTGGCATCAACGTAGTCGTCGCGCTTGGCCTTTGGGAAGGCACAAAGCTCGTATACATATTCGGTGATCCACGACGCAATCGATGGGTCGGGCAGGAAGATGTTGCCAGCCCGGAACCTCCAACTGACCGCCTGTGCGCGGCTCGACTTCGATGCGCCTCGCGGATCATATGCCAACATTCCCGGAATGCGGTGCTGGAGGGTATCGATAATCGCGGTACCGTTAGCTTTATCCTCCACCAGCTTGATCTTGACGTACGGATAGGTACCGGGATAATGTTTCTCTTTATCCAGACTATCGCCGCCCACCATCTCGGCCACCGCATCGATGGTGTTGGTGAAACTGAGACGGCGATGGATGCAGATCGGCATCAAATAGATGTCGGCCCCGAACATCGCCCAGCACAGACCCGCCACATAGTCGGTGTCCTTGTGCTCCTTGAAGGTACAGTCGAGGCTCAACATCGGGGTCACCGGATGGTTGGACTTGGTAAAGTCCGGGATCGGGGGCTGACCCTTGCCCTCGTTCCCATAATACTTCATCCACTGTGCTTGGAAGATCTGACCCTTGGGTGGGGTCGGATTCTGGCCATGCTGGGCGGCATACTGGTAGTCACCAAGGTCAAGCTTGGCCTTATCGTTCGCAATTGCGTCGAACCGTGCCGGATTGAGCAACTCACCAACCTCGAGCCTTGGGTCAGACCAGGTATGGAGTTTGTTGGTGGCTTTCACCGTCCAACTGGTACGGCAACGCTCGGCACCCTCAAAACCAAACTCGGTAGGTAGATTGAGGTGGACATAACCACCACGCTCGATGATGTCACCAGCGACATCGCCTTCGTGTGTACGCTGTTGTACCACAATTCGAGCCGAACGGGTGATGTCGTTGCGGCGGGTGGACATGACAATGTTCCACCAGTCCACTGTATCTTGTCTGACATCCTCGCTCTCAATCTTTTTCACGTTGTGGGGGTCGTCCGCGACGATCCGCTCGCCACCCTCACCAGTATTGGAGCCGCCCACCGACGACGCCAGCATGAACCCATTCTTGGTGTTCTCGTACCGTTGCTTGGTATCCTGATCGAGCAACAGCGATACTTTGGACCCCCACCGGTCGAGGAACCACTGCGATTTCAAGATCTTGCGGCGCTTGCCCGAGTCCCGGAGCGACAAGTTGAATGCGTATGAGGCAAATACCCAACGGTACGACGGGCGGGTGATCCACTCCCAGACCGGATACAACACCGAGATGATCAACGACTTGGAGTGCCGGGGTGGCATCGTAACCAGCAGGTCGAGGATATCACCATCGCGGACCGCCATCAGATGCTCAGCGATGGCGTCAATATGCCAGTTGGGAATAAAGGTGTTGGGCTCGACGATTTTCCATGCG